GTGGTAATAATTTAAGTAATATCCAAGCTAGTAATATATCAGGTACAGTGGCTAATGCAACTTATGCTGTAACAGCAGGTACTGCAAACTCAGTAGCCGGAGCCAATGTTACTGGTGCTGTTGCTTATGCAACTACGGCTAATGCAGTTGCTGGAGCTAACGTAAGTGGTGCAGTCGCATATGCAACAACAGCAAACTCAGTAGCTGGTTCAAATGTTACCGGTGCAGTTGGTCTTGCTACATATGCAACTACTGCTAATGCAGTTGCAGGTGCTAACGTAAGTGGTGCAGTTGCATACGCAACGACTGCAAACTCAGTTGCCGGAGCCAACGTTACGGGTGCTGTTGCTTATGCAACTACTGCTAACTCAGTAGCGGGCGCTAATGTAAGTGGTGCAGTAAATCTTGCTACATATGCAACTACTGCGAATGCAGTGGCAGGAGCCAATGTAAGTGGTCAAGTAAATTTTGCCGCAACCGCTAACTCAGTAGCCGGTGCTAATGTATCAGGTACAGTAGCAAGTGCAAATAACTCAGCATATTTGGGTGGTACTGCGGCAGCAAGTTATCTATTGACAAATGGCACAGGTAGTGGATTAACAGCAATCACAGGGGCAAACGTAACAGGTGCTGTTGCTTATGCCACAACTGCTAACTCGGTAGCCGGAGCTAACGTGTCAGGAACGGTAGCAACAGCAAATAATGCGTTGTATTTAGGTGGTACCGCAGCAGCAGGTTATTTACAAACAACTGCTACAATCAATGCGGCTAACGTAAGTGGAACATTCTCTTCTGTATCAGCAAGTGGTAACATTAGTGGTGCTAATTTAGTAGCCACTTCATATCATATTCGTTCAATTGGTACATCAATATCAGCCGCAGGATCAACACAGGGTACTGCAACAGCATTAACTAAAGAAATTAACGTTGTAAGTACAGTAGCATCAGGTGCGAACGGCGTTCAATTACCCGCAGTTGCCGGAGCTGTAATTTATATTACAAATACAAGTGCTAACACATTAAACGTGTACCCTGGATCAGGTGGTGCAATTAATAGTTTATCAACAAATGCCGCATTTACTATGCCAGGCAACGGTGCAACATTACAGTTTATTGCACCTACTACAACTCAGTGGTACACAGTAAGCGCAACTTACTCATAATAAAAGGAATATAACAATGATCACACTAGATTTACTATCTCAAGTTTTCCCTAAATCACACCATGATGTGTTAGAAAAATATTTAGAACCATTAAACACAGTAGCACAATACTATGATATGTTTGATAATATTCATAGAGTAGCAGGTTTTGTTGCACAAACAGGACATGAGTCAGGTGGTTTTAATTTTATCAAAGAAAATCTAAACTATAGTGACAAAGGTTTAATGACCACTTTTCACAAGTATTTTCCAGATCAAGAAACCGCAAGTCAATATGCAAGACAACCTGAAAGAATTGCCAATCGTGTTTATGCAAATCGCATGGGAAATGGAGATGAAGACAGTGGTGATGGATATCGTTTCTGTGGTCGTGGATTAATTCAATTGACAGGTCGTATTAACTATACAAAATTTGCACAAGCATTGGGTTTGGGAATTGAAGAAACAGTTGCATATATGGAAACACCTGAAGGTGCTACAGCAAGTGCAGGATGGTTTTGGGACAATAATAACTTGAATCAATATTGTGACAGTGGTGATTTTGTTATGTTAACAAAACGTATCAATGGTGGAACAATTGGCATTGAAGAAAGACAACGTAACTATCAATTAGTATTACAAGCATTGCAAGGATAATAATGGCACAACCAATTTGGATTACACCTGCCGGGACTATAGGAACATATCCTAGTCAGGTTCCTTTTACTGCAACATTAATTGCTAATGCAGTATTACCAGCATCATCAATAAACTACACATTATTAAGCGGTAGTTTACCCCCAGGTGTAACATTGACATCTAATGATGGTATAGGCTTATTATCAGGATCACCGGGATTAGTAACCAATTCTACTACATATACATTTGCTATTAGGGCAACAGATAATTTAGGAAATATCAGAGACAGAACATTTAGTTTAACAACTAGTGGTGCAGCCCTTCCCCAGTTTACTACACCAACTGGCACAATACTAAGCACATATGATAGCACCTGGGTAAGTTTGCCTATACAGTATACAAATCCTATAGCAACTAATGAAGTTATTATCAGAGTTATTCAAGGTCAACTACCTCCGGGATTAGAAATTAATAATAACGGATTGATCAGAGGATACGCAGAGCCTCCTATATCTAGTGTTAATTTGCCATTGGTAGTAACATCAGGTGTAGCAACAACACAAACTTCAAACACAATATCATGTTTGAGTACAACAGGATTTAGTGTTGGTAGACCTGTAAACTTCACAGGAACTGTTTTTGGTGGCATTACTGCAGGACAACAATACTATATAAACTCAATTATTGATGCTACTACATTTACTATTTCTACAACAATAGGTGGACCAATTTATACATTAAGCAATGCAGCAGGTTATATGACCATTACATTACCAAACGTTTCTGTAGGTCAACCAACAATCGAAACATACGCATTTACACTTAAATTGAGTAGTAGTTTAGGTAATGATTTGCAATCATATAGTATAACTGTTATCAATCAAAACACCCCTATTAGTCAAGGTGGTCCTGGACTGCCTTCGAATACTAGAATACCTACCATATACAACACTAGACCATCAACATATAATATAACACCTGACACAGTTGACTATGGGTATTTTGTACTACCACCTGGCTCATTGGTTACAGGTGCAACATATAGCCCAACAGTAAATGCTAACATTGGAACTGTCAATAGTAATACATTCTTTGCCTTTAAGGTAATAGGTCATGATTTTGATGGTACTGGATTAACATACAACTATGCTAATTTACCGTTAGGATTAGTAGGTGATAGAAACACAGGATGGATAACAGGTACCCCTGTAATTTCACCTGATAGTATTTCGCAATTTAGTTTTAGTGTTCAAGTATATAAATCAATAAACCCAACTATCTTTACCCCATTCTTTAACTTCTCATTTGTAGTAGAAAATGCAATCAATGGTGATATTACATGGGTAACACCTAATGATTTAGGACAAATTTATAATGGTAGTACTAGTATATTAAGTGTACTAGCACAATCAGATGTTGCATTAGAATATAGATTGGTAAGTGGCACACTACCACCTAACTTATTATTATTACCGAGCGGAGAGTTATCAGGTGTAGTTGCATTTCAACCAACTGATGCAATATTAACTGCAGGAAATACTACTCAATTTACTTTTAGTGTAGAAGCATATAGTCCACTATTTCCAGTAGTACAAAGCACACAAACGTTTACAGTAGAAGTATATCAAGAATATCAGCAACCAACTGATACTCTTTATATTGCATGTAACCCTAGTTTAAGTGATAGAAATCTACTTAATACTTTACTAACTAATACAACATTGATTCCACCTGAATATCTGTATCGTGCAGATGATCCTTATTTTGGATTAGCAACAAGTGTTGTCTATGAACATGCCTATGGTATTAATGCCAGTGACTTTGAACAATATGTAGCCGCAGTTACACAAAATCATTATTGGAGAAATATCACTTTAGGCGCCATCAAAGTTGCCCAAGCTATTGATGAAACAACAGGTGATGTTATATACGAAGTAGTGTATAGTGAAGTTGTTGATAACTTATTAAATTTGGGTGAACAATATCCTAATACTGCAAATATCTATGGAGCAAGTGTACCGCAATCAATATATTGGCCAACATTTATTCCATTAGATTTGGGTCCCTGGTATGTTAGTGAAACTAATATCTTTACTAGTTATGAAATTAGCCCATCAGGTCAACAATTCTATACAAGTTTGACTCCGGGTGATGCTAGAACACTATATCCAAATAGTTTACCTAATATGCGTAACAGAGTTGGACAAGTATTAGGGCAAGTGTATGACAGCAAGTTGTTACCATTATGGATGACCAGTCAACAAGTTAACGGTAGCACACTAGGATATACTCCTGCTTGGGTTATCTGTTATACGCAGCCGGGCACGGTTACATTGCCTGAACCAATCACGCTTCCCGATGGTTCTGTGACAGATATAGTAACGTATGCACAATACATACAATACCAGATTAACAATAACTGGTTGAATCCAATTGGACAAAAACAATCACTCAACTCTATTAATTTTAAAATTGATAGATTTACAGTCAACAAGAGTATTACGTACAATTATGACAATAATTCTAGCCCACCTGCTTGGACTGGTTTGCCGAGTGCAACTCCTACTCCAGACCCATTAGACAGTCAAGATTTCTATGTGTTGTTCCCTAGAAAAACTATTTTGCCTGATCAAACGCAATACTAAATACAATACGGAATAGATAAATTATGACAAGCCAAATCAACACAAACGGAATTAATGTAAATTACCCTGTACCCGGACAGAATAACAGTAGTCAAGGGTTCAGAGATAACTTTGCTCAAATTGCCAATGATTTAAATATCGCAGCAACCGAGATTACAGATTTACAAAACAATGCAGTATTAAAGGCTGCACTAGCCAACTCCGTATTAAACAACGATATGGCTAATACATTGATTAGTAACGCTAGTACCAGAAGTTTCAGAGCAACTACTTACAATTTAGGCAATAGTTTAGCAGGAACTGTACTAGTCAATGTTGCTAGTGGTGATGTTCAGTACGGTAGTGTTACAGGTAATGTCACATTACAATTTGGAGGATGGGCTCCTACTAACACACAAAGTAATGTCCAATTACGTTTGACATTTGCAAATGCTAACGCAACAGTAGCATTACCAAATGCAGCAGTATCAAGCAACAACAATTTTGGTGTAACATTATTAGAAAATATTTCATATATCGGTAATGTTGCATACATTTCACCTCCTGCAAATACGCAAGTATTAACATATATGCTTTCATCACTGGATTGTGGTAACACAATTACAGTTACACCAATCAACAGACCATTTGAATCTACACAAATTCAATCACGCACGATTATCCCAACTGGAGTTGCAGGTGATCAAAATGGTGCAGTTGCAGTGGGTCCAGGTTACAATCAATTAAACATTGTTTCTACTAACTCAACCGGTAATGTATTTGCTACTAGTTCACAAGATAATACTTCACAATTGTTTACTGATTTGCCTGTAGTGTTTACTGGTGTAACAATTGATAGTAACGTAACTATTGGTACTACCTATTATGTTAGAAACGTAGTAAGTAGCAACACATTTACTGTATCATCAACCGTTGGTGGTAGTAATTTGGCACTAGCAGGTGGTAGTGGTAATATGTATGCTAATCCTGTTAATTATGTTTATGTGGCAACTGGTTCATATGATGCAAGTGAAACTGTAGTTTATACTCCAGGTGTTAGTGCCATGTATACTACAGGTAACATCACTATCAACCCAACTAATAGTTTAGTCGTAAATGCACCAATCATCTTTACTGGTAATGTTGACACCGCAAATACAGGTATTGTTGCAGGTAATGCATACTATGTTAAATCTATTAGTGCATCAACAGGTACAGCAAACATCACAATAAGTCAATCAAGAACTAATGGTGTTGCAGGTACGCAAACTGTTATCAAAGCAAATAGCACATCATTAACAGCAAATGCACAAGTATATGTCGGTGACGATATGTGGCGCCGAATCGAAGTTAAACCATGGTAATATAAATGGAACATCCCTTCATCAACGACCTTTCAGAACAAACTATGGAAGAGTTACAAGATAAAATTACGGATTTAAATAAAAAATTAAATTTTGCTTATAAAACAGGCAACAGTGCATTGATACATCAAATACAAATGGTTATTGAAAGTTACAAAAACCAGCATAGAAAAAAGATGGATGAATTATTTGAAAAGCAAAAACTAAACAACCAAATCAACATTCAATCATAATGAGTACAAGAATCGAAAAAGACTTTTATTTTCAAACAGCAGTTCATTTTGAAGGAAATTTTTACATAAATTCATTTGAACTAACACTTAGTATGTTGGTTGAAACCGAATCTATTAGAGAACAAAATGTTGCTATGGATAGAGCAACATATTTCTTAATGGAAATGCTACAAAACTCTATTTTAGTATACACACATGATGTTGATGCTATCACCAAATACAAGGCAGCAGGTATAAAGGTTTGTGAAATCCCTGAAGAACCATATGACCAAATAGTTGCAATGGTGCTATTGCTTAAACTAAATGCAATTATGGAAAACAGACTGCAAATCACTGATTTGGTTCTTACTTCAAGTTTAAGTGAAGGTATTAGATATAATACTGTATCCGAAGTTGCAGAAAGTATCATACCCGGAAATCAAAGTCATTGGTGGCGCAAACCCACAATATGCTTGTCTAATGAAGAATGCACTGCATCTCCTGACAATGTAGTTAAATTATTTGACGACAGAGATTGGAACGAACTTGGACTATCTTGGAAAGAAAAGACCAAAAAGGGTAAAAAGTGATTTGACAATCACATACATTTCTGTTATCATATGTGAATGATTACAGATAAATTTAGTCAACAAATTTACACAGAGCAAGACCTCTGTGACCTGTATCTAACTAATACCGAAACACAATTAAAAAACGTTTTGGTAGACAATGATATTAGTTTTGACCCAGAACTAAGTCTAAATAATCTCCCCGAACTTGTAAAGTACACACTATCAGACGAATCATTAGAAGAGTTTGATGAGCGTTGTAGAAGTAACTGGTACATGCCAGACAGTTACAAGAATATGGACATTGCAAAATTCATATTAGACCAATGTAGTAATGAAGCAGAACTACAACGGGCAGGTGAAGAGTTGCTTTTATATCAAGAACGTGATATGTTTGTATTGCTCAAGTATCTTAAATACCTTGTAGATACTATGCGTGAGAACAATATCGTTTGGGGAGTGGGCCGGGGTAGTAGTGTAAGCAGTTTTGTATTATTTCTGTTACAGGTACACAGAATAAATAGTCTACACTATGATTTATCAATCACAGAGTTCTTGAAATAGGAGAGAAAATATGGCAAAATACAGATCAGCAAAAGGTAAGATGATCGACATGAGTGCACTAGCAACTCAAAATGAGCGTGTTAAAGCAGTTGGTAACATGAAGGTTAACGCTAGGGGCGATATTATTGACGCTAGTGGCAATATTGTTATTCCAGTTAACAAGAAAGTTAGCGACAGATATGCAAAGACAGTTACAAATCGTGCAGCCAACATTGTTAAAAACAAACCACAGCCAATCAAAACTGCACCAAAACCAGAAATTGCAAAAATTGAGTTAACTAAAGAAGAAATTGATTTTATTAATGACGATGAAGACAATGAAGAAATTGAAGTCATCAAGGCAGAATCCATCAAAGAATCTAAAAAATAATTATGAGTTTAAGCATATTCAAATCAAAAGTTAAAAAAATTCATGCACTCCATGACGTTGTTATCGTAACTGACATGGAATTTGACGAACGAATCACTAATGGTGGAATCGTTCTGTTAAATGATGATATGAAGAGTAATGGTATCAGACCACGTTGGGCTAAAGTATATGCAATTGGGCCAAAGCAAAAAGATATTAAAGTAGGACAATATATTTATATAGCACACGGTCGCTGGACTCGAGGTATCACTATTGAAACTCCTGAAGGCGAGAAAGTTATCCGTAAAGTAGACAATAACGATATATTATTAGTAAGTGACGAATACGTAAAAGACGAAAATTATAAAGGTAAAGATTATTAATATGAAAAATCAGCTTTGGGTAGAAAAATACAGACCACAAACTGTAAGTGATTATGTTTTTGTAGACGAACATCAGAAAAAGCAAGTTGAGGGTTGGATCAAAAATGAATCAATCCCTCACTTGTTACTAAGTGGTGATCCGGGTACAGGTAAAACTACACTAGCCAAAGTTCTTATTCATGAACTTGGCATTGAAGAATATGATGTAATGGAAATCAATGCATCACGTGAAAATGGTGTTGAAATTGTTCGCACAAAAATCAACAGTTTTTCACAAACAATGCCCTTTGGTAAATTTAAAGTTATTTTATTAGACGAAGCCGATTATACATCAGCAGAGTTTCAGGCTGCATTGCGTAATGATATGGAAGCATACCATGAAACAGTACGCTTTATCTTAACTTGTAACTATCAACACAAGATCATTCCAGCATTGAAGTCACGATGCCATTCATTCCATATTGCTAAAACTGATATGAATGAGTTCACAGCACGTGCCGCAACAGTGTTGGTAACAGAAGGTGTTGAATTTGATTTGGATGTGCTTGACACCTATGTTCGTGTAACTTACCCTGATCTTAGAAAATGCTTGAATCAACTTCAAGTTAATTCTACGTCAGGTGTATTAGTAGCACCTCATAAAGAAGGTCAAAGTGAAGACGAATTGTTATTGACTGCAACTGACTTGTTTAAGGCAGGCAAGATTATTGAAGGTCGTCAACAATTAATGCAATACATTGCATTGTATCCTACACGTATTGAAGATACATACAAGTGGATGTATGATAACTTAGACTTGTGGGGCACTAGTAATGAAAAGCGTGATATGAGTATTGTGATTATTCGCAATGGTCTAGCACAACTTCCGTTAGTAGGCATCCCTGAGATTAGTTTGGCAGCAACATTGGTGGAGTTAACATCATGAGATATATGCTAATTACTTTTTATCGTAAACCCGGTGGGCAAATTGATGAACAAGTTAGCATTAGTAAACGTGTCAAAAATTCGGATTTGAATAGTGTGAATGTGATTATTGACTACGCGGAAAAGAAAATTCTAAAATGCGTGATTGAAGGTAAAGTTCATGATACAGATTTTGATCGTATGAATGACTACTATAAGAAAATTTATCCTAACTTAATTAAGCAACTTGAAAAAGAAGCACCGATTGAAGTGAAAGAAAAACAGAAATAATAAATGGGGCAAAAGCCCCATTTATTTTAAGAATACATATTAAGTACGTGTTCGATAATTTTATGTCTCCTAATATCACGTGTGTCAAATTCGCATGTTTGCATGCCAGGAACTTGATATTGCTCAATTCTACGTTTTAGATCAAGTAGGCCATTGTCAGGGGTTCTGCGGTCTGTTTGTTCCACGTCACCTGTAATAACAATTTTACTACCTTCACCAATTCTAGTCATCAGCATTTTGATCTGACTAGGCGTAGCATTTTGCGCCTCATCTAAAATGACCCAACTGTGTTTAAAGTTACGACCTCGGCAGAATGCTAAGGGTGTAATTTCAATCACCTGTTCATCTAACATATACTCGATTTCCTTTGTCGTGTAATACTCCTTAATAACGTCAAATAATGGTCTGACCCAAGGTTCCATTTTTGAATTCAAGTCACCGGGTAAGAACCCGTGCTTTTCATCATCAACTGCAACAGCAGGTCTTGTCAAGATAATTCTGTCACACTCCCCATTTCGCATTGCTTGCAGAGCAGCCAACATTGCTAGATAGGTTTTTCCAGTCCCCGCAGGTCCAGATACCATAACGATGTCAATTTCAGGGTCGGTTAATGCGATGATATATTTTTCCTGATTTATGCTCTTTGGCACTAGATCGATGGGTTTTCTTTGACGCTTTTGAGGCTGGGTCTGAGTGAAGTCAATTGTTTTAGATTCTTTCATATAAAATACTTGACTGTCATTTTCTTGATATTTTCTCTGTGAATAACGTGTGTCTTTCTGTCTGAGTTCGCTAGTTTTTCGTTTACTCAATGTATTACTCCTATTTGATACACTTCTGTGATGAGAGACAATTTTCTCTCAAAGATATTTAAGACCATGATATACAGTAAACAATGCAGAACATAAGGTCTACATATTAATGATAAATATTATGCTAACCCCGGTATTAATCAATCTTCTTACAATTGTTTCCGTGCCACCTAGAAAAATTACCGGTACCAACGCCATTCTTACCGCAAGTAGGACATGTCCATGGTTTAATAAAATTGTGAGTCTTATTTTCTAATCTTTTTTTATTAACTTTTCTTTGTTGTTCACCACCTAATAAATTATGAGTTCCTGCTTTAATTCGATCTGAAGATAAACTAGTACCATCTGATCTTTTCATTAAATGAAAGGTTCCATTTTTTATTAATTTATGCACTGGGTTTTTATTGCCCGTTAACGGATGTGTTCCGTTCTTTACTCTAGTTTCATTAATAGTAGAACCTAAAAATGGATGAGTACCGTTCTCTACACGCTTTAAGTTATTTTTTCTTGCAAGTTCTGACATTTCATTAGAAGATAATTTCATTG